TCTGCTGCGAATCGGGACAGCTCTGGTTCTGCCCAGGCTCTTATCGAGCCGTAGGCGAGATAAAGAGACAGACCTCTCTCGTGCAACGAGGGTGCAACCCCTGCCGATGCAGTTTACTGCGAATAATCGGCTTATGGGGTTCGCACCCTTTACTTAAAGTGATTATTAACATAAGTTTAACATATCCATTATTACTGGAACGCAAATCCAAAAGGCTCTTGACAAGTGCAGCATAAGGACTGCTACCTCTGAAACTTGACATTTTGGTTGAAAGAAAGGGATTCGGGTCGGATCAAGTCGCTCTTCCGCAGTAGGTCCAATAACGCTAACTGTTCTCCTCGGAACCTGAATGCGAATAACGCTGCCTCTAATACGAATCGGAACAACTCTGGTTCTGCCCACAACCTCGGTAAGTATTTTCATGTGATAGAAATTCATATATCTACGAATTTCGTCAGAGGACGAGATGCCTGAATCTCTTCACCCAGGAGTGGTGGAACTATAAAAGACCATGGATACGAATCAGACTTCTCTGATGGAGGTATCTACCAGGGCAAGTGGAAGAAATCGCCATAGTTCTGGTCCAAGCCCGAGGTCATGCAAGAGTACAAGTGGCGAAGAGTTAATGGCTCTATTGGGGCCTGCTCCCAAGAAACCTAATCCTAACCACTTATTTGAGACGATCGATTTAGCTCTAGTAGAGCAAGCTGCTAAGAAAGCTTTCGAAGGTCATAATAGCAAATCAGATGTTAAGGCTTTTAAAGCTAACTTAAAGATCCGAATAGAAAGGATTTACAATGCCATCAAGGACGGTACTTACATCAACCTTATTGGCTACCGTAAATTGGTTAAGTATAACCATAAAAGGAAACGTCGGTTAATCGACTCTCCTAACCTTGATACTCGGATTATGCAGCATCTATGGCTTATTCTAATCGTACCAATCTATGAAAGTAAGGATAATGGTAACGGGATGAACTGCAAACCTGATCACGGAATAACTTCCGATGTTAAAAGGTTTAGCACTCTACATAATCAGAAACATCTGTATTATGATCTCAGAGAATTCAATTACCTACTCCTTATGGACCAACGTAAGTGTTACGAACATATTACACCTAAGATCTATAGGAAACAGATTAAACACTTTACTCATGACAAAGCGTTTATAGATTTTGGAGAGAAGATAGGTTTTATAAACAACAAACTTCCAATAGGAACTCCTACCTCTCCTTACATCCATCATATCTGTTTATGGGTTTCGGATGTATTTATTCGTGATAATACAGACTGGTCAGAAAGGTATGCTGATGATAACGCTATGGCTTTTAGAACAATCGAAGATCTCAATGCTTTCAAGTGGAGACTTAAAAACCTTTGGTGGTACTGCTTACATCTAAGAGCTAAACGGCAGATGACCAGGGTACTTGAAATAAACAAGTGTCCTTTTGACTTCTGCGGTTATGTAGCTCATAGGAATCCGGGAAAATTAGTAGCAGAACACAACAAAGGTTTTGTCAAAATGAGGGAGAAGACCTTGCTAAGGGCAAAGTTAAAATGTAGGCAGGCTAATACTTCGGCTGAAAAGGTTAACCGTTCTTGGTCATCTTATTTTGGTCAGATGCAACATGCGGATGCGTTCCGTGAGATGGAATCAATAGAGAAATCTAATATGAAGCTTAGAGCTCTAACTGACGAGATAAGGATTGACCGTGAAATAGATGCTCCTACTGTCGATATTAAAGATCTACTCGGAAAGAAATTTAACCTGTACAGGTACAGGATCAAGGAATACAAAGGAAAGCCTAACTGGCTCCAATGTCTTATCGGAAGTCCCGAACAGTTACCTCTTAAAGATGTACCTGAACGGAACAAGAAGAAAAAGAAAGATACTACACGGCCTACTAAGAAGTTAAAGAAGCTCAAAGATTCTAAAGATGATGTAGAGTATGCCTACGAGTTTCATGGAGACTATCAAGGTTTGATTGCGTATCTCCAAAAACTTGAAGACCAACATTCAGATGATCCACAATGGTTCATGCCTATCGAGGAGGCTGAAGTGGTGAAAGATGGAGAGTGGGTATTCAAGGGTAGTACAAACAAAATTAAGTACATAAACAAGAAGAAATATTATGGTTGAACTGATCAAAGTAGAAGTACCTGCTTCTATAGAACAGGACTTCAATCCCAACGATAGTGTTTGGGTAGATGGTAAGTTGAGGATTCTCCGTGGTACTCGTTATGACACTTTCTTCATTCAGCATGAGACCCGAGAGATCCCGGTTGACAAGCACGAAGACGAGCAGGCTGAACCTGAGGTTCGTCAGGCTATCTTCGCATTCCCTATCCAGGTAGAGAAACCTGCTACCTATGATATGGTAATCGATGCTGCTGAGCGTACGGTCTACAACCTCCGTAACGATCGTGAAGCTAACTCGTTCACTGCTTCAATGAGTCGTAAGTTCCGCTTGGATCCACAGGACCCAGAGGTAACCGAACACGATGCTTTCATCGAGCTAGTTAAGTCAGAGATTAAACCTTGGATGAAGCAGTAAACTATGCGCCTGAATCTCACCATACCTACAGCTTTAGGTGATCTTCAGGTCTATGCTGATCCTAATAAACTGACTAAGGCCACAAAATTGATTCAAGATACTCCCAAGATCCTGAATCAATCATATGAGTCTGCTGGTTATAGGTTTGCTGATCGAATAGCTAGGATGGCCAAGACATGCCTATCTCGAGGAATGCCTCCACGAGGTTCTGGTGTATCTTGGCCACCTCATTCTGTTAACACGGTAAAGAGGCTTGGAGAACATACCTTACTCAATTGGTCCGGTCAGTATAGGCGGGCTATTAGAGTAGGACGAAGAGGTAAGTATATCTATGCTGGTGTTCCATCTGGTCTTAAGAAGACCAGACCAGATCATCGGCCAAGTAGACTTACTCTTACTCAGGTAGCTAAGATCTTGGAGTACGGTACAGAAGACGGTCGTATTCCAGAAAGACCTCTTTGGAATCCTCTTTGGGAAGTAGTCGGTGGGAAGGCTAAATTCAAGGAGGAGCTAGTGCAAGAAATTAGAAAACAAATAAGAAAATACAGTTAGCTATGGCTTTTATTCTAGACAAGAGCACAGGCAAGGGTACGGCAACAGTTAAAATTACTCCTGACGGTCCCAATTCTTCTGGTAGTGCTATAACTAGCCAATTACAAATCCAGGTTAGGGGAGTCACCAAGGCTGTAGTTCAACTGAAACAAAAAGCTGCCCAAGTTTACAAGGTATTCGTTCAAACTGATGTTAACTCTGTTGGTGCCGGTGGTGGAGATATTAAGGTGACTTATTGGGTTACACTCAATGGTCAAGTTACCGAAGATGAACCTCATCTAGATGGTACTACTAATGTGGTTAACTCTGGTACTGATGCTGAAGGTAAACACTGGATAGTAGATAGGGTCCCTGCAAATTCTGGAGGTGTAACTTACAAAGCCACCTTTAATGATAAGGAGGCTACTGCTTCCGTAACTCAGAGTAGTTTGGAAGTTAACCTCTCAATCAATAACCCATACGTTTCTGGAGAAGGAGGTAGTTCAATATTCTCTTACTGGGCTGTTGAGAACGGTAATATCGTAGGAGATAACCTAGAGTTGGTATTTGAGGCTGAATCTTCTGATGATGTAACATATACTCTTGGTACTGCTACTAAGGATTCATTCGGTAAGGTAAGTCAGAGTATTACTCTACCAGCTAATACCATCAATGAGGTTAAAGAACTTAAGTTCCATGCTAGGCATATACCGACAGGTTCTGTTTCCGATACGGTTACTGTAAGCCTGATGGGTAAAGATATGACTGTACTACCAGACTTCGACTTCTTTACATTCGGCTATGAGTGGGAAGAATCTGCTGGTAGAGACCTTGACTCGGCTACTCTGGTAGAGGGTTCAGGTATACAGGTTGCTGGCAAAGAGCTTGGAGAGTACTTTGTAGGATTTGGTGGTAATGGTAATTCCCAGGAGGGCGTTGAAAACTACTTACACTGGGGAGGAGATAATACGCAATCTGGTTCTGAAGGTGCTTTCATTAACTGGAAGTCAATCTGTGATCGTGACTTGATCAGTGAAGGTATTACTAAACTGTATGCTTACATCTATGGTAACTGGTACGGTAGTAAGGACTCTGGTAATATGACTTTAGTGTTCCAAACCTACAAGGGCACAGGCATGGTTCAAGATGGCTATGTATTTAAACCTGATGAGAATACAGAACTGGTATCTCAGGAAAGGAAACTCATCTACTGCAAAGCTTTCTCATCAGCTAATGCTCCAGGTTCTAAGCTAGAGAACGTAAAGAACTACTACTCATTGCTTGCTACTATTGAGTATGATGTAGCTACTTCTAATGCAGTACTCAAACCTTCTTCAGCTGCTAATGTTGGAGGTCGTAGTGTAACTGCACACGTTACCTTCAATGGTTCTGTAATAGACTTCGGTAATGCTGGTTCTGGTAATAATACTGTGAACATAGCTGCTCAACAGTCTGGTACTCCAACCTTAGCCTTCAGTAATGCTGTAGAGGTAGTCGATGATAACACCGGCGTTCATAATAACCCCATGTACTGTACAGAAGCTTCTACGCCTTCTGATTGGTTACACCCAACCTTTAACAAGGACTCTTCAGGTAATATTATCAGCGTAACTTTCCAGGCCGATACCAATACTACTGGAGCTAGCCGTAGTACTTCAATCAGTTTCAAGTTCAAGCCCTCAGTAAGAAGTAATGGTACTGGTCAGAATACTCTAATAGTAACCTTCACACAAGCTGCATAACTATGGTAACAGTACAAGAAATAATCGAAAGGACTTTCTACATTTCTCTATGGTGGGAAGCTTATCGTAGAGGGTTGACCATTAACCCAGAAGATTACCTCGTTAAACAAGGAGATCTATTAGTACCTACCGTAGAAACCGAAAGGCAGTATGAGGAAGATAAAGCTGCTATAGGTGAGAAGTTTACTTATATCTTTGGTATAGGTAATAACCAAGAACGAGGTCCTAAGATATGCCCAAGGATTACGCTAGAGCTTAAAGCTTACTACCCAGGTAATATTGGAGTAGAGAAGCAAGATCTTGAACTAGACGAAGAGCAAGGTATATACAGAGCCGTCGAATATGACTTTGAGACTAAGGACACATTGATAGATGTACACTTAGTATCTAAGACTCAGGATGAGATGCGTATCTTACATGATATTATGTACCGAGCTTTACCGGCTAGAGGCTATCTGAAACCATACTTCAATGACCTTGAACAGTGGAAAGCTTCAGGCTTAGGTTCTACTGGTAACTTGTATATCGAGGTAGGTAACTACTACGATCATCCAGACCTTCAGCATGGTTTGCTTGAAAAGGTCTATACGTACTCTTGTGTAGATGGCCTATTGATGGAGTATCAGCCAGATCCAGAGTTCCAGGTTGTACCTATTAAAGATATCTCGGTACTCATCCAACCTGAGGGAACCGAGGGTATAAACTTGAACATACCATAATGGCAACAATACTCTAGAGGCTTTTATGATATCCGAAAGTAATTAACAAATTAAAATACGCGACTATGCCAAGTACACCTACAGTAAAATTTAACTTCATCAACAACAATGTTGAGGAAAGTTCTCCGTTACAGGGTGTCTCTATTGTACTGGCTCGTACTACCAAAGGTCTGAAGAATGACCCCTCGACACTGATCAATGGTATAGCTCAGTTTCAGAGGTTATTCGGAAGCGAGATAGTTCCTGACGGCTCAGTATCTAATATTGAGAAGGCTCTGGCGGGCGGTTCGAAACTTCGAATCATTCGTGTGATGGGTAGTGATGCTACCCAAGGTACTGTTGGTACTCTGTTCACTTTTGAGGCTGCTAGTAAGACTGTCAAGGTGAACCTGAGAACCCGTGGTTATGGAGATCCGATTGGTAGTTCTTCAACTTATACAGTTAAGACTACTAAGTCAGGTAACACTCTGTACTACGAAGTAATTGATGCTAACGGTACAACTCTGGATAGTGGTCCAGTCTTTACTTATCTGAGTAAGGATGAGAACAATAACACTTCCATTGATTATCTGGCCCTCAGCCAGTTTATCAGTACCAATATCTACTTTGAGACTTACCTGGAGACCGAGAATACAGAGGTAGCTTCCATCGAGAACTTCCTCACTTGGCTTGCAGAACTCGATAACACCAACGAGGCTATCACCGTAACACCTACTGCTTCACTCAGTGGTACTATCGGTAATGCCGGTGGTGTACCAACTCAGGCAGACTGGATTGCATCACTCGAGTATATTAAGGATTACGTAGATCCTTATAACCTGATCTGCTCTCATGTAGATCAGCACCTCGGTTTAACTGCTGCTATCCAGGTACACAAAGCTGCTAAGGTTTTGGTAGACTCACTCGATGAGTTCAGATACTTCATTGAGGTACCTAAGTTCGTCTCAGGCACTACCACGGTAAACAATCTCACTCAGATGATAGCTCTGAAGAATCAGATTGCCAATACCATTGGTCATTCTAAGTGGGTATCTTACTTCGGTTGTGGTATCATCTACAACAATCGCTTCGGCATACCTCAGCCTTCAGATGTACTGGGTTCTATCGTTGGTTTGGCTGATGCTTCTGCTACTCAGTATGGATACGATAAATCCTTTGCTGGTGTACGTAGAGGAATCCTACAAGATGCTCAGGGACCTGCTACTCCTAACTATGGTTCTCCTGGTCGTGTACCAGAGCTAGAACAACTGGCTCAAGCTTGTATCAACGTTATCGTTATTAAGGATACTCCTAACTTCGGTAAACGTACACTGCTCTGGCACAACTTCACTGATCAGGTAAAGAATGATTCATTCCGATTCCTCGGAGTAACTGGTCTTTGCTTGAACATCAAGAAGTCTCTCCGTCCTATTCTTGAGTCTTACATTGAGGAGCCTAACTATTGGGGTACTTGGCATACAATGTACCTTGCTGTTAAGCCTCTCATTGATGCTTGGGTAGATGCCGAAGCTATGACTGACCCAGTATGGGAAGGTGACCAGGATGCTAACTCTTGGGCAGATCTTAAGGTTAATACCGAGGCTGCTGCTCGTCAGGGCCACTACAAGGCTCGATTCCATTTCAAGGATATCGTAGCTATGCAGGATATTACCTTGGATGTGATTATCGATCAGGCAAGTAAGTCTGTGAACATTACAGTAGAAGACAACTCTTAAACGTTAAGAAATATGGGAGCAAAAATCAAGAATCCACGAAAGAAGTTCTTGTTCAGCATCGTCTTTGCTAAGCACCCGATTAACCCTTATCTTTGTCAGAAGGTAACAACTCCTGATATATCGATTGATCAGGTAGCTCATGGTGATATCAACCGTGATGTAAAGACTGCTGGTCGAGTAACTATAGGTACTATGACCGTAGAGAAACTGAAGACTACTGGAGGTTCTGATACCTGGATTTGGGACTGGCTGTTTGCTTGCCAGGATCACTTACTGGGTGGAGGTCTGGTTCCTTCAGACTACTGGGAAACTTGCTCAGTTAATGAGTTAGCTGAGGATGGTAAGACAGTACTTAACACTCATATCTATACTGAGGTCTGGCCTATGAAGCTGGATGGACTGGATCTCGACCGAATGGCTTCGGAGAATACTATTGAGAAGATCGAATTCTCGGTAGGCACTGCGGACCAGTACTAAGCCGAAACACTAAACAGAGTTTAGGTGAAGAGGGCGGGATCCTTAGCTATAGGGGTTCTGCCCTCTGTTGTTGTTACAGCTAATGTTAAACCCTATAAACAAAACGACTATGCAAGAAATGTTAAACCCATTGACTCTTCAGTTTATAGCTCCTTCAGGGTATAGCTATACTATTCGTGAAGAGAACGGTGAAGATGAGGAGATCCTCTCTAACCAAGCCGACATGAATGGCGGTATGAATGTCGCCAAGTTCTTAGCAGCTATTATCATAGCTACAGACTTTACCGAATCCGGTAAGGTAACTCTCGAGGATGTACTTAACATCCCTACTCTGGATCGTAACTGTATACTGTTCAAATCAAGGATCTTCTCCTTAGGTCCTTGTGTATCTTTCTACTATGATTGGACTCAAGGTAGAGGAGAGCCTACTATGTATGAGCAGGACCTCACGGAACTCATTTATACAGACTATGCAACAGAACCCTCTAAGGAGGAAATGATTGCTAAACCAGGTGCCTTGCCTTTCTATCCAGAACGAGATATAGCTCGTGCAATAAAATTCAAAGACTACGAGTTTAACTTGACTAGCGGCAAGAAGATAAAGTTTGACTTTATGAACTCAAAGTCAGAGATGGAATTCCTCAACTCAGAGAAACAAACCCGTAATACCCAACTGCTTTGCCGTAACCTTTGCTTAGAGGTTAACGGTAAGTGGGAGAAGGTACAAAGGTTCCACCTCTTCTCTGTCAAGGATATGGCTGAGATACATCAGATTACTCAGCAGGTGGATCCAGTATGGAATGGTTTGGCTGAGGTAGAGAATCCTATTACTCATGAGAAGGCTAAGTACCCAATAGTGATGGCACCTCGTTTTTTCTTCTTGACGGAAGCGTAAGTGAATACGGTGAAGATGAGAAGGATCCGAAAGGTTACGATAAACGTATACCTATCCCTGATCAATTTACCTACATAACTCGAGCAGAAATAGCCCTTGGTGACTATTTCTGCTTTTTGCGTCTTCCGTTGAGAGTACGACAGAGGTTCCGGGTGTTAGCTGATTCCTATTACGAATTTATTAAAAAGAAATCATAATGTTTGGTACAAATGGAAATACCGTAGTAGACATCGGTATAGCGATGACTCTACAAGATAGATTCACTAGGCCAGCTAATGAGATACTAACCAGTTGGCGAGGCCTGATGGGTGATATGAATACCTACTCTCAAGGTATGAAGCTCGCCTACCAGAACAGCTTAAATCAAGGCATCGGGTTGATGAGGTCTATGGCTTCTACCTTTGCATACTCGGCAGAAGTTCAGAAGAATACCTTCTTGACTAATAAGATGATCAATGATGGTGCTGATCACCAAGCTGAGATGTTAAGGGAAGCTCAGACTATCAACTTGAGAAACCCTCTTACGGCCTTGGACATTACTTCTGGTCAGAAGTTTATGGCTATGGCTGGTATGTCTGCTCAACATATTAAAGAGGCCGCTGAACCTGCTGCTCAGATGGCAGCTATCTTTGATATGCCAATGGGTGGTAAGGGAGGTACTGCTGACTTGTTAACTAACGTCATGGCTACCTTCCAAATAGAAGCCAATAAAGCTACTGATGCGGCTGATCAGTTAGCTGTAGCTACTACTTCTGCTAATATGTCTCTACCAGACTTAGCTCAATCAATCAAGTATGTTGGTGCTAATGCTAAGATGGCAGGCATGGATGTTGGAGATATAGCTGCTGCTATTGGTGTACTTGGTAACTATGGTATTCAGGGTTCTATGGCAGGTACCAATTTGGGCCAGGCCTTGAACGCTCTGAATAAAGCTGTAACCGGAGCTTCTCAAAACGGTGTAAATGCTCTGAAGGCTTTGGGTCTTTCACCAGACGATCTGAAAACAGCAGAAGGTAATCTTATACCAGTCCATGACATGGTAGTTAAGATTGCTAATGCTATGGAAGGTAAGGGTGGAGTAGAGAGACAAAGTATCATGTTCGGTTTGTTCGGACAGAGAGGTCTTCGAGCTATGAACCCATTGATTGAGGATGTACGAAATGGTATCAACAAGTACGATGAGATCCGTAAGAAGATCGAAGGTTCATCTGGTTGGTTAAGTAAAACCACAGAGGAGTACATGGAATCTCCTCAAGGTAAGATTAGGCAATTAACCTCTGCTTGGGAAAACTTACGTGTAACTGCAGGAGCTGCTCTCAGTTCTACATTCGTACCCTTGATCCGAATGATAGTACCAGTTATCAATGCCTTCAATTCATTTGCTGGTACTGGTATGGGTAAGTTCGTTATCAATGCCTTCGCTGCTGTTACAGCCTTTACTACTATCCGTACTCTTATCAGTTATGGTAGTACAATGATGACGGCCTTAGCCACTTCTACTTCAGCTGCTGCTACTGGTAGTTCTGTTTTAGGTAATGGCATGAGAGGAGCTGCTGCTTCTTCTGGAGTTATGTTGAATAACCTAAGGATGAGTTATATGCTCATGGCTCAGATGGCTATTATGCAGCAGGGAGGTGGTCGTATAGTACCTTTTGCTGGATCTAAGGTCTCTGTTGGTATGTATCAAGGTGCTCCTACCTTCTTCAGAAGAGGTAAGGCTGGTAAAGGTTGGACTCAAGTAAGACCAGAAGTAGCTGACAGATATCTCAATCGTTACTTTGCTTATGCTGGTCCTGGAGGTGGACCTGCTCCTAAACCTAATCCTGCTCCATTACTTGGACCTATGACTAAGATGTTTGGTAATACTGCAGGTAGAGCTATTACAACTGGTGTTGGTGTATTAGGTAGAGGTCTAGGTTCTATAGCCGGTTTCTTAAGTGGACCTTGGGGATTAGCTATTATGGCCGGTATGTCTTTCTTGCCCATGATAGTTAACCTACTCTCAGGGAAGAAAGAACCTTCTCAGGAAGAACTTGAGGCTAAGCAGAAAGCTGAGGATGATAAGATCTGGAAAGCTTTACGTGAAGGTAAATCAGCTACTATCAATCTCAATGTAAACGGTAGACCTGTAGGTACCTTTGGTGATGGTGATACTGCTACCATTGAGGACCCGAATCAGACTGCAATAGATTATGGTATTTATTAAACTATTAGAGAACTATGGCAAATGTAATATTAGGAAATTCGCTGGTAAGTGGGGCTTTGAGTACCTACAATGATTTTACTAGTAGTGAGATATTTACCAGTGAACTGAATAAACTATGGCGAGCTAAAATATTACTAGACAGAGTGACTAGGCCTGCCAAAACAGGTGCTACAAACTCTATACCCCTTGATGCAAAGCTTAGGAAGCAAAATATATTACTTACTCCAAGACGACAGGTTTTACCTCCGGCTTCTGAAAACAAAGGTGGCAGAGAATACAAACCTATCGATCAGGGTTTTAATGTAGGGGCTAACGAGAGGTTCAAGGATCAATTGTACCATGCCGAAGAGGTTAAATTTAAGTATGAGAAAGATGATGGTACCGAAGCAGCTTGGGATTCCGATATAGTATTACAGAAGCATCAAGCAGCCAAAGAATCTAATCAGATTATACTCTACAACTTCTTGGTATCACCCGTACAGTATATCGTACTTCAGACTGTACCTCGAGAAATTGAGTATCAAGGTGAGAGTACTTGGGCAGTTATCCACTCTATGGGTAGGAACACCCCGATGTATCACTTTACTGGTGCCGAGACTACTATCCAGATGAACGTCTCTTGGTACTGTACAGATAAGGCTCATCCAGAAGAGGTAGTGGCTAAATGTAGGTTACTTGAGGCTTGGACTAAAGCTAATGCCTACTTGGCTTCACCTCCAGTACTTAAGATACAGTGGGGAAGATCTGACCTTTTCAAGGATCAGTATTTTATCTTAACTGCTGCTACCTATAAGCTTTCGAACTGGAGAGCTAGTGCTAAAGTTCGTAAACGTAACACTCATCAGTTTGAGATGCCTGCAGGTTATGTAGATCCGGCTATGTATCCTTCTACTGCTACTCAGGAACTGATCCTCAAGAGAGTAAGTGCTAACAACCTGTCTCACAATGACATCATACCCCAAGCTTGGGTAGAGGGTGTACATGGTATAAATTCAGGAAGTGATAACCCTAATCAGTTAGTATAATGGCAAACATAGATACACCTTATAGAGCTCGTGATACCTACGAGCTCTATTATGATGATGGAGAATATTCTTTGGAGAGGTCAGATACTGTATTTCCTGATACTTCTAGTATTTCTCACGTAGTACTCGAAGGAGAAACTTTACAGAATATATCCTATAAGTACTATGGTGACTCTGGTAAGTGGGGAGATATCGCTGACTTCAATGGTATCATAGACCCATTAAGTTTAACTCCAGGACAAGTACTTCAAATCCCGAATACCAATGGCTAAGATAAAAGATAAGAAAGCTCCGGCTGAGAAGAAGGTAGAGGCTAAGCAGAACAATCCACCAAAACCTGATCCCCATGTACTGATGTATGGTACTGCTACTCCATACGTGGCTTTGTTTGATGAAGGTTCTATGCCGATCATGAATCCTTTAACTAACATACCTCTTGGAGCTTATATCTCCAGATTTAACTACAAGTTTGATGAAGAGAATGAGAACCAAGCTACATTGATATTTGATACTGGTAATCCTGATACGGTAGATATAGAAGCTATCCAAGAAGGTAAAACTCTTTATCTTCAGTGGGGTTACATCTATCCGAATGGAGAATCAAAATCCAGTAAGGTACACGCTGTAGAGGTTAAAGAGTTAGGCTCAACTTTCAATGATCAAGGTACTACTCTTACCTTGAAATGTAAGGACGGTACTTCATCTCTCAGGGAGGATGTACCGTATAAGTCTAACGGTATGGATTGGTATAAAATGAAGAATTTCCTCGATGATGGCTTAGGTCAAGAACGAGGAGTAATCATAGAAATGTTTGAGTGATGGAACCAAAGCTAATAAGTAATCAAGTGTATGAGGCTATACAAGTACCAACACTTGAAGAGGATATGCCTTCCAAGAGTACTATCCTGTATGCCAATAGGTATGCAGGAGTACAGGAAGTGGAGATGACTGATCCTGAGCTGGTAGATTTGATTAACAGTTCCATAGGCATGGCTGGTTCTAATGTACTAGTTCAGCTCAAGCAGAAGATGGAGAAGTTTCGTAATGGTCCTTGGTATATCGATTCCAGGGACGGTGTGGTGTATATACACAATAGGAAACTAAACCAGGAATCTGTAACCAATTATATATACCAGCAGGAGAACGGAGAACTCCTATCGGCATCTTTCAATATGATAGAAGTGTTTAAGCCCTTTGCTGGTGTGAGTAGCTTTATAAACAGTTTAACTAAGGCTGTAGATTCTGTCACTACTCAGTTAGCTGATTACCAAGTTCAACTTCAGAAACAGGTAGACGACTTAAGATTTCGTCATGTAGAGCCTCTTGATTCTATACCAGACTATCGAGCAAGAGCCAATGAACAGTATGGGCCTCAGATGGAATGGGAATCTCAACGTCGTGCAGCTGCTTGGGAAGGTAGGAAGCAGAAGAGACAGTATGATGCTAAAGACCCTGCTACCATAAAAGCTGAATCCCAAGCTAGGGCTGAACAGAGTTATGCTAGGGCTAATAAGCGAGGTATGGCACAGAAGTATCTTACTGACATGAACCCTTGTTATAACAACTACCGGTTAATGTGCGAACAGTATGGTACCAGTAGTAATCAAGCTAAGAGGGCTTGGCAAGAGGTAGAGAATTATGCCAAGAATCAAACCGTGGAGCTGGCTCCAAATGAAGGAGTTTGGGATTATTATAATGCTACTATAGCTGTAGGACAAAGCGTAACTTCTCCTTCTCAACCAGCTACTGAACCGTCTTCTTCATTGGTACAAAAGGCCATTGAAGCTTGGAAGAACTCACATCCCGGTTTTCAGGTTGTTCAGACCTTAGGTACATCTTGGAAGAAAGGTAAGAAAGAATACTTCTTCTCAGATTACCATACCGATGATTACTCTACAGGGTACAAGTGGTCAGCATTTGTAACTTTTAAGTATTTTGGTGTAGGTACTAAAAAGGCAGTAGTCAGAGCAGATAGACTTTTGAGAGATACTCATCCTAGATATTCTACTCCTAACCTCGGAGCTACCTTACAAAATGCAGCAGGTAATGTTGGCCGAGGTAAGAAAGAGAAAAGATTACAGGCTGAACTAAGGGTTGTAGGAAATCCTACATTGGAATCTATGCAGCAGATAGGTATATACAACGTAGGTAAGAAGTACTCCGGACCTTGGTATATAAAGTCTGTAGATCACTCATTCGAATTTGGTCAAGGCTATATCTGTGATATTGAATTAAGTAAACAGGTACCAAAACCAGGTTCAAGTGGAGAAACCACTTCAGTAGATTCAAAGGAATACACTAAAGACAATGGTACTCCTACCGTTAAGAAGTCTACTGTTACCAGTACTTCTGGTAAGAAAGGTGGTAAAGGTTCTACCGGTGGTCAAAGATCTAAAGCTAATACTCCAAGTGTTACCACTAGAGATGGAGCTATAGTTATCTCTCAATGGGATGCTGCTACAATGGAGGTTGTATCTTCAGAGATGGCTACTGCTAGAAGTGATGCTGAAGCTCAGAAGATTTTAGACCGCCATGCTCGTCAGTATGTAGCTAACGATAAGAGGAATAAAGCTAAGGGTACTAATACACCGTATGCAAAGTTTGGTAGTACTAAACGTAATAAGGATGGTACTTACAGTACTAAGGTAACTGTTAACCAAGATGCTAAGGTGGATGCTAAAGATCCAACACCAATTACTATCACCGGTACAGCTTACAATGACATATGGGTTATGACTAATCAGAAACGTGAACAAAGGAAAAAGAAGTAACTATGGCTAAGAAGAATAGAGAAGCTGTAGCTGGAGCTATGGCTGAAAGAGGTACTGAGGTAATTGGTAGGTATTATTCTGTTTATCGAGCTACAGTACTTCTTAATGAGGACCCTATGCACTTGAATCGTCTCAAGGTATACATACCTGATCTGGATGCTATCGACTGGGCTTTACCTAGAGGTATACCTGGTACTGAGAAAGCTGGAGCAAGGTTATTCACTTTGCCTAGATTCAATGACATAGTATACATAACCTTCGAGGATGGTAATCCTTCTTTACCTCTTTGGGAGTACCATGGTTGGGGAGAACAACAGATCCCAGGAGAGTTTGATGATCCAGATGTTTGTGGTATCATAACTCAAAAGGGTACATGTGTTATTCTTAACGATAGAACTGGTGAGCTATTTCTTAAGTCTCCAACCCGTATGGCTATCCAAGCAGAAGGTGAAGAAGGCGTTATTATAAATGCTGAGCATATATACTTAAGCTCTCTAGATCAAGTACAAGTAAACAAGGGTGATCAGGGAGTTATCTTTATCAACGAGTTAACAGAAAAGTTAAATAAGTTGGTAAAAGAAGTAGATGATCTCCGGATCAAGTATAATACTCACACTCATACAGGAGTAACTACTGGTCCTGGATCCTCTGGGCCAACTGCGACTTTGGCAACGAAACCAATATCGCAATTTAATAAAAAGGATTATGAGGACGAAACATTCTTACATTAAATGGCAGATTACAACTCTAATACAGTCGAGATAGGCGTAGGGGCTCTGTTCCCTATCCAACTCTCAAAAAACGACGCAGGTCAACAAGGTTGGTATCCGGCTGACGGAGATCCTGCCTTGATTGAGAATAACTTGCGTTCATTGATTGAATATACTATCGGCCAGAGATTCCGTCAGGAAGACTTTGGTACTAGACTCTGGGAATGTATAGAAGAACCGAATGCTCAGGCTCTTACTTTTATGGCAAGAGAATTTTTGGTAGAAGCTATACGGAAATACGAATCAAGGATCCAACTTAGACGGGTAACTACTACCCAGTACAATCAGTACTTATACATTGTAATGGAGTACTGGTTAGTAGGTTTAGGTCAGGGCGGTTCTATGATATTGAAATACAATCGTTCAACAAATACTTTAACAACCTAGATATGGCACTAACAAACCCATGGACAAACCCTCTTCGGAGGTCCTTCCAGGATATTAAGGCCGACATGTTAACGGCTTTACAGAATATCAAAGGACCCGATGGAAATCCTCTGATAACTGATATATCCGAAGGTAATATCTTTGTAATCATCATCTCTCTGTTTGCGGCTATAGCAGAAGTCTTACACTTCTACATAGACAACATGGCAAGAGAATGTTTTATCAGTACTGCTCGACGGTATAGCTCTGTACAGAAGCAAGGTCTGTTGGTAGACTACAAACCCCGTGGAGCTAATGCTGCTACAGTAGATGTAGTACTTACCAGACAACTTAACGGTATAGAAGCTGGAGCTCAGATTAAGATTCCAAAAGGTACAGAATTTACTGATACATCTGGTAACCATTGGGAGTCAGAAAGAGACGTTATCTGGTCTTCCTATGAGTTGAGTTGTATAGTACCTTTGATACAACATCAAAAATATAACAGCTCAGTACTCAATGGCACCAAGATTACTTCATCTGATGCTATCCTCTACCTGGACACCAGCTTGGGAGGTAAGTACATAGAACAGAAGTCAGTAACTCTATCATTAGGAGGTACTGCTTGGACTCAAGTGGATACGTTTGCTTACTCAAAGCCTTCAGATAAACACTTCTTGGTAACGGTAGATGAGAATGACCAGCCGATGATAATCTTCGGTGATGGTAAATTCGGATCTAAGCCATCAGTAGGTTCTACTATCCAAGTAACATTCTACATAACGGCTGGAGGTTCTGGTAATGTAACCAAAGATGCCATCACTACTGTACCTAACGTAGTATCAGCTTCAGTACCTGATGCTACTTGCAATAATCCTTATGGGTCTGGAGATGGTTTGGATTACGAGGACATAGATCAGCTTCGTAATCATATACCTCTTCATGCAAGGACTATGGCAGTAGCTATCACTAAGCAGGACTTCATAGATTGTGCTAAGTTGGTACCTGGAGTAAACGACTGTGCAGTAGATTACATCTGTGGTAAACGTATCGATCTATATATCAGCCCAGTAGATAGAGAGTCCAACGGAGGCATTGCTTCTAGTACTCTTTGCAATAACGTAAAGAATTATTTAGAGCAACATGCTCCAATGGCTACGTGGTTACACGTATTTGCTGCAGGCATTGCCAAGATACACCTTACTATTGATGTAACTGGTAAACCATCTTACCGTAGAGATGAGATACAGAATCAGATACTTAGGGCTCTGTACAACCAGTATGCTTTCTCTAAAGCTAAGATAGGAGGTAAGGTACGTATCTCAGACATCTATGCTCTGATAGATAACCTTGAATCTGTAGATTACTTGTACATCAAGAAGTTCTATGTAGGCCCATGGCCTAAGATAATATATGGAGATAAGCAATTAGATCTAAGCCTTGAAGGTATAGAGAAGGCTACTGGGAAGATGACTTATATACTTAGCTTCTCTAGCGCTAATCAATTCTCCATCTACTCGACAACAGGAGGCTTTAGCCTTGAGAATCAAGCTGTAGGTAATGTTACAGTGGATGACCAAAAGAACGGTTTCAATTTCTCTATTAAGCTTTCTGGTTCTTATGCGCAAGGAAACAAGTATGCTTTCACAATATCCGAACCGAACCACGATTATGAGGAGCCTGGTTTTAACCAGGTAGTTTTCGATAGTGATAGCTTACTAACATTAACTATAAATGAGACAGTATAATGGGTATAAGGAATCTTATAGACTTCTTACCTTACTATTTCAAAGCTAAAGATACTTATAAAGACAGCTCAGGTAAGGGTATCTTAGAGAAGTTTCTAGAGGTTTGTGGAGATTACTTTACAGATAATCTTCATACCGTTATAGGAGAAACTCTAGATATCCTTGACCTTGAAGCTACTACCGAATACTACTTATCATACCTTTGGGAAATTCTTGGGCAACTACCATTTGCTAACCAGCGAGAGGTAAAGCCTTTTGAATTAACGGAGGCTCAGCAAAGAGCTCTGATCAAATATGGTAATGCTTTCCTTAAGATCAGAGGTACCAAAGAGTTTTTCGAAGTAGTAGCTCGGGTGTACGGTTGGAATATAAGTATCTCGGTTGATGATAATGGTTGGGAGAAGGACTTACTCAGAAACTCTGAAGTCAAGTACCCTTACCTTGATGCTGAGGTATTTGATGACGAAGACATAGCTTTCGATGAATATCATCGGATGAAGCAATGTGTAAACGCTACCTTTACAATCACAGGTACCTTCACTGATAACGTAGGAGCTCAGAAAGCTTTAAAGGCTTTCGTAGAGAAATATGTACCTTTTAATGTACATCCGAAAGTAGTAGTGAACGGTGTATCATTGGAGACTACTCTTAGTATCCTAGTCGAGAAGTGGACTGATAATGGTTGGGTTAAAGCTAACTCTGAGGAAAGGTTAGAGAGTACCTTGAAGTTTAGAGTATCTATGGTTGATGCCGACGGTAATAGGTACGATGATGTTAATTTTTACAGCTCAGTATCATCTTCTACTAGTAGAGTATTACGTACGTCTCCTTATGAATTTACTGTAACTAACGTAAAGAACTCTTCTGGAGATATTTACCAATTTATTACCTTAGATAATGAGGTTACTTCTCTGAAGATTACTACCGAAGCAGTAATGGTAGATTCCTTCAGTATTAACTGTAGTCCTACAGAAGCTACTCTACCATTAAATGGAGGTAAAGCTTCTACGGTAGTAACTGGTACTATCAATGGTAATCCTGCTCAGGTATACTGCTTGGAAACCGGAGAAACTAAAGCTTCTGGTTCTACATGGCAGTTTGAGGATGCTGGTACTTATAACTTCTGCTTAGTGGCCAATGGTACCGTAAGAACTTCATTCAGGGTTAAGGCTGCTTCTTACCATTACAAGGTAGAAGTAGTAGAGGCTAACTCTGGTCAGTATGTAACGAATCTTACTAAGATAACTGGTTCTCTGAATAACACCCGTTTCATAGCTAGAGTTACCTGTACCAAACCTGATGTAGACAGTAGTACCTTGAAGTTTAAGATTGAGGGTACTTCTCTTGTATACCAGTCAGGGACTACCTTTAAGGTTCCAGCTTATGGTACTTACATCCTGAAGCCTTACGTTGATATGGAAGGCAATGAGAATGCTACTCTTACAGTTACATCCAGTAACCTAAACTTCAATACATTCATCATTGCGAGGGAGGCTAATCCAAGTATCATCAGTAATGATAAGGCTACTACTTATGCAGATATCCAGACTCAGCCAAGGAATGCGGCTTCGGCTCAGTTAATGACTTCTGGTTTAGCTTGGCAAGTTCAGGTACCTGGTAGCGATGAAGTAATTACTGTACCATATCAAGGTACAGTAAGTGGTGACTATGGTACCATTGAGAGTACTTCAGTTAACACTATACGTATTACTTCTAAGATAGGCGGTACTTATAAAGCTTGGCCTTCTGTTTACCCATCCGGTAGTGCTTCTTGGGAGGTACAGGATACTAGGGTAACAGAGTATCAGCCCAGTAAGTTGGTAATAATACCAGATAGTGAAACTTCTGCTTGGTCTGGAGGTAATACTGAGAATGCTACTTATCAGTTATCAGAAACCGATGTAGAAGCTAAGTTTACACTGGCTCTTCTTGACACTAGTGGTGGTACTATATCACCAGGTGTTAAAGCTGTAGAGTCTGGTACTTCTACTCTGTATGCTATGGGTGTAGACATTACTAAGGTAGATAAAGGTACTTATACCTATACTCTAACTTATAAGGGTCAAACCTTTACGGCTACTCTACAAGTTAAGGACTTCCAGTTAGAGGTTAAGTTAAGTTGTACACCTTCTTCTTCAGCTTTCCAAGGTGGTCAAGCTTCTACTAAGTTAGCGATATCTGCTAACAAGTCAGTAGCTCTATCCATCAAGGAATCAGATTCTGGAGACCTCTATAGTAACGGAGATACCTTCATTGCCTATGAGGAGAAGGAGTATACCTTTATTGCTATGGTAGACGGTCAAGAGTTTGTAGATGCTAGTGGTAATAAAGTTACTGCTAAGTTTAAAGTTACTGACTTGACGGCTGTTACTGTAGAGCCAGAGGTAATAGAATGGGAGGCCGATGAGACTGATGAACGACAAATAACAATCACCGCCCCTTCGGATTCTACTGAATGGGTAATAATACAATCTTAGGCTATGATAGAAATAACAACAACTCTGTTAGAGGCTATAGGTTTATTGTTGGGAGGTAGTGGAATAGGCTACCTCCTTACTTTAAAGTATGCCCGTCAGCAAGCCAGAGGAGAAGCTCGGCAAGCTGAGAATGAAGCAACTAAAGCAGTTCAAGATGTATATCAAGAACTAGTGGATGATGTTAAGAAGGATAGGGAGGAACAGAAACAGTACATTGCTGAATTGAAAGAAGACCGGAATCACCTTCGTCAGGACAGGGATGAACTTCGAGTAGAAAACCTGAAGTTACGGAAAGTAACTAATGAACTACAAGATGAGATCCAGGACATTAAAAAGGTTCAGGCCAGACAAGGTAGAAAACTGGAGGCTATAACCCCTTTCCTCTGTAGCCGTACAGAATGTACGGATCGCATCAGAGCTACTATCAACGAACTTACTAAACGTAAGAAGAGTACTGAAGAAGAATATAAAGACGTATAAATCATGAAAGAGAATTATTTTGATTACGGCTCTCATATAGAGTCTAAGAGAATATCTGAAGCTATAGCTATGCCTGCAGGAGTAGGCCCAGTATGTGGTTTCGGATCTGCCGATATATCAGGTAGTCAACTTACTGTATACCCTTACGGTAGAGGAGATGCCGGTTCGGCTAATGCAAATGAATCTCCAGCTGATCCATTAAGGTTTATAATGAGGTCTAGAGTAGATGCAAGGTATATACCTACTGCTCAGGATGCTGCTCCTGGATCTGCTACAATTACTTTTGGAGTAATTGCAAGAGATGGTATACTGTACCGTTCAGGAGAACCCTCAATGAAAGTTACAATCGAGAATTCAAAATCTACTTTCAATCAGGTGTTCCTATTTGCTTCGCATAAGCATATTACAGAGCCTGTGCAGAATCTAGTAGAATTTCGTGCATTCTATAATGAGAGCTCTGATAACGACTTCTTCGCATTATACCAAAAGACCAAGGATATTTACTATCCTGCAAGTTTAACTAATCGTAGAGCTTCGGTAGCAGATAAGAATGACCCAGTACTTATAGAGGACTTTAACTATGAGGCTTTGCTGAAAAAGGTAAAAGCTTCTTGTAGTACTTACAGGTCAATGGAGAAGGAGTTAGTCTTAGTAGGTATTTATGGGGATGGTACTTCTGCTACTTCCGAAGCTTTGGAGAACTTTGCTATCGTACCGTACAACGGGACTTTCCCTGGTGAGTTACCTTATAACTTAGCCATCCACAGTTACTTCAAACAGGCCCTGAGTAGAGTAGAGGCTTTCATGGATTACACTACTGTAGAGGGTACAATTAACCCAGAAACTGGTTTACCATTTACTAGCTTACCAGAGTACATGTTATACCTGATCAACCAAAAGACTTCAGGTTTACAAACTCAGATTGATAAGGCTCTCATACCTGCTGGTAGTATCATTCTCTGGGAAGGCGAAGAGATGCCAGATGATACTTGGGAAGAGTATACCTCAGCTTCTGGTAGGGTAGTCATAGGCTATCGTCAAGGTGGTATTACTAGGGATATAGATAACTCTGGTGGATCTACAGCTTTGACCATACTTCAGAATGTTGGGGATACCTATGATCCGGTTCCAGCAGAAGGTACATGGGCTATACACTTAGATTTGAATAGGCTGCCTAAACATAGGCATGCTACTGGTTATGCCCGTACTGAATTTAAAGATGAGCCAGATGCTAATGGAGATAATGGTACACCAGTTGATTTCGATACTCGTGATAAGAGCCTTACTCAGAGACATGATATCTCTATACCTTTGGTATCTGGTGCAGCTTTAACCTCATGGAATTTGGTTGGTGGTAATGTTACTGACGAGCAAAGTAAGGCTACAACTTATATCGATAAGTTGATACCTGCTATCACTCTTAAGTATATACGTAAGAAAGCTAGTACTGCAACTAGCTCAGATGAAGGATAATCGGCTTTGGGTTTTTCATAGTTAGTATTTGTTTTAGGTTTTGTAAGGGAGAGGGAGTACGATGTACTCCCTCTTATCATGTTAAGAGATTATTGGATATGTAATTCCTTTGAAGCTCTCTGGATATAATATCTGATATCTTCTCTTAGTTCTCCTATGTACTTAACCGCATTCCTTGTCTTAGGTAGGTTAAAGAACTCGGCAATTAAGATGTTAGTAATCTTTCCAAATTGCATACGTTCTTCTATGTAAGGTGGAGGAGTGGTTATAACTTCCCATACCAAGATAGCATCCATAGAAAGATTAGCCTTCATATAATCATTAACCATCTTAAGCATCTCTTCTTTCATCTTAGAATCATCCTCTGTATCAATAAACTCTTTATCATTATCGAATAAATCTTCGAGAGATCTTAAGCTTTGGTTAAACTCTGCTTTCTCATTGTAAGCATACTTAAGTAGGTGGAGCTTGTAAGTACTTAAAGCTCGAAGTATATTAGCTTTAAGATGTTCTTCACTTACCTCTCCGTAATACTTATTAAATACAAACAACATCTTATCCCAAAACCATGATGCTATTATATCTGAGGATACGTTATACCTACGAGCATCTATGGTTTTGACTAAGTTCCTAATTACAGGCTTGCAAACTTTATAAAGCCTTGCAAAGACTGCTTCATCATAAACTTTCATAGGTTTAAGTCTATGAAGTTCAGATCCATCACCTTTAGTTCTTTCCATATTGATACATTATTAAAAATTTTGTGCAAATATACATATTTTATTTTATATATGCAAATAATTCCGAAAGAAATTGACCCAAGAGCTGAGGATCTAACTTCTAGATGGTAGAAGCTATAGTATGAGACAGACCGAGACTATAGCGATCTATTATATAGAAAACAGTATAAAAAGTAACAAGTATGAAAAAACCCAAGTTTAAGTTCACCTTTGATGTAGGCTTTCAACTGGAGATTCTTCGGTTTATAATCCAGGACAAAGAAGGTGGACTGGTATTAAAAAGAATTAAGGCTAATTACCTTACACTAATAGAGCATTCTATAGTTGTAGAGGGCATCTCCAGATTTTACAAGAAGTCTTCAAAGATACCTTCTAAGAATGTACTCAAGGAAGTTATTAAAGAATTGCTAGAAAGTAGAGATTATGTAGACCTAGTAACTAAAGAGGATATACCTAATATAAATAAGGTTATAGATAATCTGTACGGTATACCTCTGAAGGATAGAGATTATATTCAGAAAAAGGTTTATGAGTTTACTACTTTCGTTGAGATGAAGAATCTCAATGACTCTTTCGATTTAAATGACTTCCAACAGTATGAAGAGTACTACAAGAAGATAGATAAGATCCTTCAGAGATCTAGGCCTAAGAAGGAGGATGAACCTCTATATCTGATACGGGGCTTGGTAGAAAGACAGTTTAAACGTCAAGCTGACCCTGCGATTATACCTTGCCCTTTCAGACAGGTAAATAAACTTACTAATGCAGGAGGCTTTCCTTCTCATTCTGTTGGAGTATTACTTGATAAACCTAAAGCTCGTAAGACGTTTATGCTCGTGAACTTAGCTTTAGGATATCTGAAGATGAAGAAATCAGTTCTATTCATCGACTTAGAGAATGGTAAAGATCAGATCATGGATCGTATCGTACAATCCTCTATCAGTAAGTCCAAGGCTGAAGTTTACTCAGGAGAATACGACTCATTGGAAGCTAAGCATATTAGGAAACTTCAAAGGTTTGGAGTTGAATTGGTAGTTGAAAGGTTACCTGCTATGGTAGCAACTACTGATCACATCCAGGAGATAATACATAAGCTAGCTCAGCAAGGTATAAATATCAAGGTACTTATGATTGACTACGCAGCTAAGTTAGCTTCAACTAAGAATGACAGAGAAGATACAGAACGAATCTCTAATGTCTACATCGATATTCAGAACTTGGCTGAGACTGAGGATTTGGATATTGTATGGACAGCTAACCATATTACTCGTGAAGGTAAGAAACATAGGGCTACTCGTTATGATGAGAATGATATAGCAGGTTGCATTGGTATCATCCGTCATGTACAGGTAGTATATGGGTTAAATGCTACACCTCAGGAAGAGGAAGAAGGTATTCAGAGACTCGAATTAGTAGTTCAACGAGATGGTAAACCTTCTGGTAGATGTCTACTACATGTAGATGTAGAAAAGCAGAAGGCTAGAGAGTTTACAATAGAACAACGAAAGAAATATGACGAACTCTATGGGGCTAAGCTAGAACAAGCAATAAATAAGTCAGCTAAGAACCCAGATGCTAATGCTGATAAAGCTAATCATAGGTCAGGAGATATTTAATTATATTATGTATAAAGGTCAGAAAGTTTACGTAGTATATGATGACTCTCGTAGAGAGAATTGCTACGAAGAAATTAAAAGTGCTGGACCTCAGTATATTAAGATAGGTCCATTGAAAGAGCATATCTTTGATGCTAAAACTCTTAGGCAAGTACAGTCTGGTAATGCTAAGCTTTGGGAATCTAAGGAAGCTTACGAGGCTTATGTAGAATCCGTACATCTACGTTCAGAATTATACCGAGAGATGGAACTGTACATTCAGAACCTCCCAGATGACCCCGTTAAGTTAAGAAAGTTGGTTAATCGTTATAGGAAAAGAAATGGGCGTAAGGCATTATAAAAGGTTTTCTACCAGTAGGGAAGCTCGGCAAGTAATATACAACCCTACTCAGGATCACAAATGTGAAGCTCATGAATGGGCTGTACAGATTAGTTTAAATCAAGTAAGTAATAATTATACTGATATACTTGGTTACTTTACTTTGAATGATCTGCTCAGATTAAGACGAGTAGTTAACCGAGCTATCAAGATTGTTAAGAATCCGAAGAAACATAACACTAAGCGACATTGGTAAGCTATGAAGATTACTAATAGATTTAAATCTCAGCTTTACTCTTACTTTACTAAGAGGATGGGTTGCTGGAACTACAAACATGGTTGGATGAGAGTTCCAGTATGCCCATACTGTGG